CAGCGTTTTCCTCATGTGAAACGTAAATGGCTTCAGACCATACAAAAGCTGATTGATGCCGGATATATCAACCACAACTTTACCGATGCCGAATTTGGTTTTAATTGGTGGATAAGTGATAAAGGGTTTGACCAATATTACGCAGATGAAGTGCTGCAGCAGAAAATAGAGTTTAACGAATAACGTAAATAGATATGAAACAGACAGTAGAAGAAGCTGCAAGGAAATATGCAGATGAAAATTGCTGGATTCCAGAAGAACTACATGATTCAGAGATTCCTGATTATATAGAACATTTTGCCAAGCACTTTACCGCTGGCGCAGAATGGCAAAAACAAAAAGCCATTGAGGTTTATCGAAACCTATGTCCTTCATATAAAGTAAGGACACGATACGAATGTGGTAACTATTCCCACCGTCAAGAGTGGAAGACTAAAGTGTGTGACATGAATTGTCAGTACATGAAGAATTTAATGGAAAGACTTTAATTCAATAAATGATAGAACTGATGGAAACAAAGGCATTGCAACAGGCTAAAGATTATGTAGCCCAATTAAACGGTTATTCGAATTGGGAAAGGATTTCTTATACTGAGATAGCAGATTTTGAACGCGCATCTTTAATTGACGATGTGGCAGAGCGCTACGCCAGTGAAGTGGCTAAGGCAACTAAAAAAGAAACTAAGGAGAAATGTGAGAAAGCGTTTCGCTGTGTTATGACTGCCGCATTATTGGGTAATACTATTGGTAATCCGATAGACATCGAAACTGAATTGAAAAATCAAATGGATAATATATAATTCTTAACAAGAAAGTAATGAACATAAGCAGAATGACATCTCCATTAATGAAGATACTGAATGCTCAATAGATTAGACGGTTTGAAAAATATCCTTTTGAGCGTGTAAGGTTAGTTCTTACACGCTTTTTTATTAACCATAATTCGATGAAAATGAAGATGATTGTAACCGGCAGTGCAGGCTTTATAGGCAAAGCGCTCTGCCAAGAATTGAGAAAACGTGCTGTTGAAGTAATCGAAATTGACCGTATGACCGGGCAAGAGGCATCCACCATCAGCGAGTATTTGAAAGATGGAGATGTTGCGTGTGTTTTCCACCTGGCAGCACAAACCAGCGTATTCAATGATGATTTGGCGCAGATCCGGAAAGATAATATTGATACGTTTATGATAGTCGCTGATGAGTGTGAGCGATATCATGTGAAACTTGTATATGCAAGCTCTTCGACAGCTAACCCGTGTAACACCACTTCGATGTACGGGATAAGCAAGCATTTCGATGAGCAATACGCATCCATCTACTGTAAGAATGCAACTGGTGTTCGGCTTCATAATGTGTATGGTCCGAACCCTCGTAATAGAACTCTTCTCTGGTATCTCTTGAATCGGGATAAAGTGGAGCTGTACAATTACGGCCAGAACATCCGTTGCTTTACTTACATAGATGATATAATCGAGGGGCTTATCTATGCTGCGGGCTGCAATAAGCCATTAATCAATGTTGCTAACGTTCAACCGGTAACGATTATGTATTTTGCCAATCTTGTAAAATACTACAAAAACATTGATATAGAGCTTGTTGGAGAAAAACGCGAATTTGACAATTTGGAGCAACAGGTGAATCAGGGTATCTATTTAGTACCTTTGTCCTATACCTCTGTCGATGAGGGTATAAGGAAAATATTTAATTTATGGAGGAATGGGGTAGTAATGAAGACTGGGGAATAGAATGGAATGACGTTGGTAAGTCATATAGGTCTGACCATGAAATTACTGAGTCTGTTTTGAAGCAGCGTGCCATTAAGAAGAAGCTGAAGAATGAGCAGATGCATTATATTAGGGCTAAAGCTTTGTCTGACATTTGTGGTGAGCCTGTCGAGGGCGAGCAATGGAGAATTATAACAGAAAAACAGTTCAATGCTTTTGCCTTGATATTGCATTTGCTTCAAACACGAGTTATTGAAGAGATGTATCTTGCTGTGTATCGAATAAATGAACCTACTGTTACGAGTATTATTGAATTTATCGAGAGCGGGAAGATTAAGAAGTCTGTGTTTGTTATCTCCAGTTTTTTTAATCAGACTAAGAAGCCTGAGCAGTGGGCCATCATGTTAAAGCAGTTTGCCGATAAAAAGGCGAACTGCTATCATGTTTATACACATAACCATGCTAAGGTACTTGCTGTGAGAACATCAAAGAATGAGTTTTTCGTTTTTGAAGGTAGTGGGAATATGAGTGACAATGCCCGGATAGAGCAGTATATCTATGAGAATAGCAAGCAGTCGTTTGAATTTCATAAGAAGTGGATGACTGAGCTATGTAGTAAAAAGTCGAAAAGCGGTGAAAGTAAATAGTTGGTGTATGAAGAAAGAAAAGACATTAACTCTAAAGCAAGAGAAGTTCTGTCAGTATTATGTTGATACAGATGGAAATGCAAGTGAGGCATACCGTATGGCGTATGATGCATCCAAGATGAAGCCAGAGAGTATTTGGGTAACCTCGTGTAGGCTTGTCAAAGAACCTAAGGTAGCTCTAAGGATAAATGAAATAAGAACACTGAGGGCAAAAGAATCTGAAATAAAACGGGAAGTTGTTGAGAGAGTGCTCATGGACATTATCATTGCCGATCCCAGTGACTTATATATCGTAGATGAGAAGACTGGTAAGGTTATGATGAAAAGTCCCTCTCAATTGCCAAAGCGCCTTAGGAATTCTCTTAAGAAGATTCAGAATATCAAAGGAAAGGTTTCTTATGAGTTCAATGGTAAGACTGAGGCGGCCCGGTTACTTGGTGCCTGGAACGGATGGGACGCGCCTACTAAGATAGACCTTACTAACAGTGGAGGAAAATCCGGTGAGCTTCGCATAGGGTTCGATGATGATAGCGTATCAGAAGTATAGGACAATAAAATAGGCGATTTCGGGTGTTCCCCCCAGCTGTGGAGTCCGACTTATAGAACAATATAGAATGATCGTAAATTATAAAAAACTCAATCCTAACGGCTTTTATTTGCTGAAGTACTTGCAAGATGCGACATTGCGTTTCATCATCTTGTATGGTGGTTCTTCGTCTGGAAAGTCCTATAGTGTTGCTCAGACAATACTTATACAGACTTTACAGGATGGAGAAAACACTTTGGTTATGCGTAAGGTTGGAGCTTCTATACAGAAAACCATCTATGAGGACTATAAAGTAGCAGCTAAAGGATTGGGAATTGATCATCTCTTCAAGTTCCAGCAGAACACAATTAAGTGTTTGTACAATGGTGCAAAGATTGACTTCTCCGGCCTTGATGATCCAGAGAAGATAAAGGGTATATCCAACTATAAACGTGTACACCTTGAGGAATTATCCGAATTTGATGAACCGGATTTAAAGCAGATACGTAAGCGCCTACGTGGAAAAGTCGGCCAGCAAATTATCTGTACTTTCAACCCTGTTAGTGAAACGTGTTGGATAAAGAAGAAGCTGTTTGACACAGAGAAATGGCATGATGTCTCTATGACTGTGGAAATTGCCGGGAAAGCATTGCCGGAGGAATTGACAAAAGTAAAATCCATCCGGATGAACTCTACGAAGTCGATTTTGAATCCGAAGACCAGGCAGATAGAAGAGCATGCACCGGACATGGTTGTTATCCAATCCACCTACCTGAATAACTTCTGGGTTGTTGGCAGCCCGGACGGAACTTATGGATATTATGATGAACAATGTATTGCCGATTTTGAGAAAGACCGTTTGAATGATCCGGATTATTACAATGTATATGCTCTGGGCGAGTGGGGCGTCATTCGTACCGGTAGCGAGTTCTTTGGTTCATTTCATAGAGGTAGGCATTCCGGCGAGCATCTATATAAACCAGACCTCCCCATCCATATATCAGTCGATAATAATGTACTTCCATACATCAGCGTATCGTATTGGCAGGTGGACTTATCCACTGGCATTAAGATATGGCAGTTCCATGAGACTTGTGCCGAGAGTCCAAACAATACTGTGAAGAAGTCTTCCAAACTTGTAGGCAAGTATTTGAAAGATATTGGTTACTGTGATAAGGTCTACTTGCATGGAGACGCTTCGACGAAAGCGGCCAACAGCATTGATGATGAGAAACGTTCCTGGATGGACTTGTTCATAGACACTTTGCAGAAAGAAGGTTTTGAGATTGAAGATAAGGTAGGTAACAAGAATCCAAGTGTAGCGATGACTGGTGAGTTTATCAATGCTATCTTTGACGAAATAGTGCCGGGCATCGAGATAGGTATTGATGAGAGCTGTACTGTTTCTCTTGAGGATTACATGAGTGTACAGAAGGATGCTAACGGTGCCATCCTTAAAACAAAGGTCAAGAATAAGACTACAATGCAGACCTATGAAGAACATGGGCATCTTTCTGATACTTTCCGTTATGTAGTGACAGACTTATGCTTGGAAGAGTACACCGCTTTCAGCAACCGGCGAAAGAGAAATCTCTACGGCAACAAGGGTGCTTTCTCATACTTCAACCCAGGCACCGAACATGAATATAGCAACAAGATTGTCTATGTCATTCCGAATGTCAACGGTCACTTCTTGCTTGTTCAGGCGTTCAAGTGTGGTGAAAAGTGGCATCTTGTAGATGTAGTCTATCGGCAGACATCTTCTATGGATGAGATCAAGTCTTCAATAAAACACCATCAAGCAAACCCTTACATCGTGGAATGCTCAAATGCTTACTTCCCAATGGTCAGAGAGCTTCGTGAAACGCTTCCTGATGTGAGGGTTGCTAAAGAATTCCCAGATGTGGATAAGCGTATTGCTGCTACCTCCGATTATATTAGAGAATACTTCTTGCTTTCTGAGGCAAAACTTGAAGAATCAGAGGACTATTGCTGTTTTCTGAATAGCCTGTTAGACTATAATATTGATAGTGAAAACAAAGAAGCAAACATTGCTTTGAGTGGTTTAGCGTACTACATCATAAAATACCTCTCTTAAAAATACCCTGTGTAACGAATTGATAATTAGTAATATATATACTATTATGTTCCTAATTGTATGTGTCAAGATGTTTTGATTCAGAAAAGCTGTATACTCTTCTATCTATATTTGCTTCAAAAGATAATCAGATGAGTTGGAACCTTTTTAAAAAGAAATCAGAGGATGATTTGAAAAATACGGCGGATAAAGAAAAAGAAATCCAGCCACAAGATACAGCAGTTCCTTCTGGAACTGTTGCCGGAGAATTTGTGGCTGAGGAACTTTTTGTTAATCCTTTTGTTTGTAGCCGCAATTTTCTTGAACTGTTCAACACTGTTCCAGAGGTGTTTTTTCCTATTGATTATATAGCTTCCAGGATAGCAGGTGCCAAATTTGTACTTAAGAAATCCAAAGATGATAGTATTGTTTGGAATAATGAAAAGGTCAATCATATCTTGAATAAGCCTAATTGTTTGTTTAGCTGGAAGGAAACTGTTTATTCTCATCATGTATACAAATTGTGTGTTGGCGATAGCTTTTTCAGAGCGGCTGTTCCGGAATCTTTCTCGAAAATCAAGAACCTGTGGCAATGGTGTTCCAATTATTGGGTATTGCCTGCTGATAAGGTAGAGATTGTTCCTGTACGTAATAATATTCCATTGTTTGGTATTGCTGAGATTGAAGAAATTGTAGATTACTATAATTTGAGTTTTGGCTTCAGCGCTGGTATTCATATTCCATCTAAACAGATATTACATGATCGTGAGGGTATTCCTAATTTATATCCGGGAGTGGGTTTCTTACGTGGAACCAGTAGGCTAAAGTCTCAGCTAAAGCCCATAAGTAACCTTATTGCAGTTTATGATGCCAGAAATGTGATATATGTTAAACGTGGAGGTCTGGGATGGCTGATTTCTGCCAAAAAGGATGAAACAGGTACAATTGCAATGACTCCTGATGAGAAAAAAGAGATTTTGAAAGAGCATAACAAAACCTATGGAGTGGGAAAGGGGCAGTTTCCTTTTGGAATTTCAAATATTCCTTTGGATTTTCTTCGTACCAATTTGTCTATTCAAGAGTTACAGCCCTTTGAAGAGACATTAGCTGATGCAATTAGTATTGCCGGTGCTTTCGGTGTACCGGCCGAGCTTGTACCTCGTAAAGATCGCTCCACATTTAATAATCAGAAAACAGTTGAGAAGAACGTGTATAGCTCTATAATCATACCTATGTGTAGCCAGTTCTGCAAAGATATCACTGAATTCTTGGGACTTGAATCCGATGGGCTTTATATCGACTGTGATTTCAGTCATGTCGATTGTCTGCAAGAAGGAAAGAAAGAGGCAGAAACGGTTAACACAAGTATCTCTAAGAGGTGTCGTGAAGAATTCCTTTCCGGTATTATCTGTTTGAATGACTGGAGAGCACAAATAGGAGAAAGTAAGGTTGAAATCCCGCTGTATAGTAAACTCATATACGAGATGTCACCTGACGAAATAGAGAAAGTTAAAACGATGTTGAACTTAACAACAAAAAGTGTAGATGGAGAATTACAAAAACCTTCTGTGCAAAACGAAGGCAAATGATGTTGATGAAAAAGGTGTTGTTACAGTAGCTGTTAATGGCATTGGTGTTAAGGATTCACAGGATGATATTTCAATGCCTGGTTCTTTCAATAAAACATTGAAAGAGAATTTTAATCGTATGCGTTGGTTCTTAAACCATAGAACTGACCAACTCTTAGGTGTTCCTCTTTCTGGTGAAGAAAAGGAAAATAATCTTGTGATGGTCGGGCAGATTAATCTCAAAAAACAGATGGGGCGCGACACTTTGGAAGATTACAAACTGTATGCTGAGAATGGTAGAACTCTTGAACATTCTATCGGTGTCAAAGCGATAAAGCGTGATGAGGCAGATCGAAGAAAAGTAAAAGAATGGTTCATGGGAGAATATTCGACTTTGACCGCATGGGGGAGTAATCCTCAAACGTTTCTGGTTGATATTAAGTCTGCCACGAATGAGCAGGTAAAAGATGCTATAGAGTTTATCCGGAAGTCCTTCTATTTCAGGTATTCTGACGAACGTTTAAATGCTTATGATATGCAACTGAATTTAATGCTAAAAGCACTTAGTGGTGCTCCTATAGTAACTTGTCCACATTGTGGCTATGAGTTTAACTATGATGATGTTCCAGAAGTAACTTATTCTCAGCAGGTATTAGAGCTTGCTGCACAATATCACCGATGGATTACAGAGGATATTGTCCGTGAGGAAATGAATAAGCTCACCCCGCAAATCCGGGAACAGGTTATTGCCATTCTTGACACACAGAAAATGCTGGATGTTAAGTCTATGGATAATATTTCGAATTATGTACGTTGCCCTCATTGTTGGGCAAGAGTCTATAAAAGTAATGCAGTTATCAAAGATGAGTCAACAGATACTTCACCTAAAGGTGGCAATGAGCCGTTGAATGACACTCAGACCCCACCAGCAGGAGCCAATGAAGTAACTGTTGATACAGGGAAAGCCGCTGATACCAGCACTTTCTTCCATACTCTGAATGATTGCTTTGTCGAACTATAAATTGAAAAAAAATTATGTCTTTAAAGAAATTTACTGTATCAGATTTTAATCTGAAAACTGACCATCTGCCGACTGAGCAGAAGTCGTTCATGGAAAACATCGCTGGTATGATGTGTGATGTCATGAACAAATCTCTTGAGGGTATGCTTTCCCCCAGTGAAGTGACTGAAAAGTTCGCCGAAGTCAACAATCTGTTGAAAGCTTACGATGGTGAAAAGTTCACTCAGCTTATCAAGGACAACGAAATCCTCGTTGAACAGGTCAAGAATTTGGGTGAAAGCATCGAGAAGATGAAACAGAAAGGCTTATCAATGGAGACTATCAACAAATTCGATGAAAAATTGAATGAGATGTTAGACTCTGAAAAATTTGCTGATTTTGTTTCCGGCAAGACGCGCAAATCCGGTTCTTTTGATGGTTTCTCTTTGAAAGATGTTGTGTCTATGACCGACAATTATACCGGTGAATTGTTGATTACCCAACAGCAAAAGCGCGTAGTTAGCCAGGTTTCAAATAAACCGTTGCATATGCGCGACGTGCTTACTACTTTGCAGGGTGATCCGGCATTCCCTCAGTTGGCTTATGCCCAAGTGTATGATTTTGACCGTAACGCCAGGTATGTTACCGAGAATGGTAGATTGCCTGAATCGAGCATTAAGGTTAAGGAGCAACAGACTGGCACTAAACGTTTGGGTACACATATCCGCATTTCCAGACGTATGCTCAAGAGCCGTGTCTATATCCGCTCTTATATCCTGAATATGCTTCCTGAAGCTGTATGGATGGCGGAAGACTGGAACATCCTGTTCGGTGACGGCAATGGTGAAAATCTGCTTGGTATTGTTAATCATACAGGGGTTACTTCTGTTGAGGCCATCATCAGTAGTGCGATTGTAACTGGGGGGGCCGGTTCTGTTAAAGCTGTCGCAGGGCAAAATGACAACAAAGACACCATCATAGAGTTTGCCAATCCTCAGGATCTGATTATTGACGGTATGACAATCACGTTTGCCAATGCGGCAGTGAATACCGATCTTAGTACTGCGCACCCTCTCGTAAAGATAAACGACCGTCAAATTCTCATTGAGGGTGTCGCATACAAAGGTGCAGAGACTGCTCTTGCAGAAATGACATTTACCGTTAATAATGCTGCATTCAAAAACATCGAAGAGCCGAACTCTGAGGATGTAGTGAAAACGGCTTTCGCTGTAATGACATACGCACAGTATTATCCGAACGCCATAGTTTTGAATCCGATCACGGTCAATGCTATTGAATCTGAAAAAGACACTACTGGGCGAAACTTGGGTATTGTTTCAATGCGAAACGGTATGAAATACATTGCTGGACGTCCTGTCATTGAATATCAGGGTATCATGCCTGGAAAATATTTGCTTGGAGACTTTAATCAGGCTTCAAACTTGGTTGATTATTCTTCATTGACTCTTGAATGGGCTGAAGATGTTGACACCAAGTTGTGTAACGAAGTTGTTTTGATTGCACAAGAAGAAGTAATCTTCCCGGTTTACATGCCTTGGGCTTATGCTTATGGTAATCTTGCCTCTTTGAAAACTGCAATCACTAAAGCAAAAGCGTAAAATATGAAATACATTCTTGATGGAAACGAAAAGGATGTTACCAATGTGATTAAAGAGCAACGCGTTCGCATGGGTAGGGGGGTGATTTCACTCACCCCTATCTCCAAATGTGGGCTCATCACTAAGGAAGACGCCCGTAAAGCGATGGATGAAAAGCTAACTGAACTTACTGCATCTGTCGAAGAGAATGAAAGTCTGAAATCGCAAATATCAGGCTTTGAGCTGAACATGAAAGAGAAGGATTCTCTCATTGCTTCTCTAACTGCTGAACGCGATGGTTTGCAGGCCCGTATTTCGGAACTTGAAGCTGTTGCAGATAAAAAAGAGTTGCCTACAGGTGACTCGAAGGAACTTCCGGCTGAAGACTCTAAGACACTTGAAACGTCTGACGATAAAACGATCAACGTAGAAGAGAAAAAGAGAGGGCGTCCGGCTACTCGTAAAACTGAATAACGATGCTAATTGATGTTTCATATTTCCTTGCCGGGCCGCGACATATTGCTAATGCGACATTGGCAGAACTTCCTTCACAAGATTCCATTGCTGTGAATGATACGATAGTGGCGTATATAAAGGAGTTCCAACCTCTTTTTCTGTCAAGCATGTTGGGGAATAAACTCTCCAAAGAGGTAACAGACTATCTTGAATTGCTGGATCAGGAGAATGCCGAAGCCGAGGAAGACAGTGAGGAAGAAACTATTGTCGCAGCGGGTGAGGAAGAATCAAAGTATGAATCATTATGCAAGCTGCTACGCGAACCGTTCGCTAACTATGTGTTCTTCTATATCCTGCGTGATGCCAATACCCAGGCTACCATTAAAGGACTTGTACGACTAAAGTGTGATAACACCTATGTCTCACCGATCCAACGGCAAGTAAGTACCTGGAATGACATGGTAAAGAAGAACCGTGAGTTTGTGAAGTGGGCATCTTCGAAGCAATGTCCTTTCACGGTAAGTATCGACAGCAATTTATTAACTCCGATCAATACTTTCAACTTATGACAAATACCGATATCATAGACATATTTGCCGATGTGGTAAAGAAAATCCCGGAAGAACTTGAGGTTATCTACACTGATAGTAAAGGTACCCAGAAGGTTATTAAGAACCTGCCGATAAATTTTGTATTTGGAAGCGGTCAGTATGTTAAAGATGTGCTGGATACCGCCACTAAATCGGATAAAACGTCACCTTCTAAGTTTCCTCTCATAGCGCTGTTCTGTCCGATCACTGAGGAAAGGAATAGCATGGATTACTTTGCAAAGGCAAAGGTGTCGTTGATAATAGCTTGTTCCTCCAACAATGAGTGGAGTAACGAGAAACGTCATGAAACGTCATTCAAGAATATTCTCCGTCCGATATATGACCGGTTTATTGAAGTTCTCAAGGATGATGATAGATTCGATTGGGGGTATGGCAAAGTGAATCATGGTTATTCAGAAAACTATTCGTATGGCAGATATGGAGCCTACACAGAGAAGGGCGATGCCCTTAGTGAGACTATAGATGCCATCAATATCAAAAGTATGGAAATTATTATTAACAATCCAAATTGTAGATAAAATGAGGAATATTAGAACCTGTGAGAGCGCGTTACTGAATACTGGCGGCTCTACGTGTCAGATTGATTGGGGTAGGATTAAAGGCTGCATCATTGTTGAGAAAGGCCAGAAGCTACCTGCTGAACTTACGAAGGAAACACTCGAAGAGTTGTGCCATGCCGACCGGCCGGGTAGGGTATATCCGATTCCTTCCTTTGTCGAATATGCTAAAAACGGCGGTGAACCTCAGGTTAATGCTGTAGGTTATGGTCCAAGCCAATACAATGGAATGAGTGCAGAAACGGAAACATTCACTTTGCCTAAGTTTGATGAAACGCTTAATGCTAAACTGTTGCAGGCTGCCACCAAGGAATGGGATGTCTATTTCTACGACGATAAATTCTTGTATGGTTACAATGATGGCACTGATATACTCGCTGGTATGTCGATGTCAACGATTTATCCTACTGTAACTCCTTTCTCCACAAGTTCTTCAAAATCAACAATGACAGTCAGCTTCTGTCATACGGATATTGAGGACTTGTTGATGCACATTGATTTCGTCAAACTCAATTTCAATATCAAGAATGGACTTAAAGGCTTGACAGAAGTTTTACTTGTGAGCAAAGAAGCCAACAAGTACAAGTTGATCGAGAAAATCGGCGGGTATGACCTTACTCCTTTGCACGGTGGAGCAATAGCAAAAGCTGCTGCCGAAGTTCTGAATGGTGCTACGTCTGCTACTTATGCAGATGGAATTATTACAGTGGTGCCAGCCGGTGACGGAGGCACTATCTCCCTTAAAGCTCCTTCAGTATTGTATGAGAATGGTATCAAATACATTGAGGGGGTATCTGCATGATTATTGAAGGTGTGACTTTTATTGAGCCGGCAGTAAAGGCTATGAAGAAGTCCGACTTCATTAATAAGCATATGCTGGTAATTTGGCAGGACCGCCCGGAGGATGATCGTAAGAAAATGCTTTCAGATGCATACGATTTGATAAAGAAGGGAAAGGTCAAGGAAGAAAATGAGTGATGAACGAGGGGGATGAGGGATTTTTCGCATCCCCCTTTTCTTTTAAAAGATATGGCCAGTATAGATGAAGTATATGAAGTGATTCATAAGATTGCTACCGGTATCAAACGGGAATGCCTTGCGTGCATGGAGGATAACAGTAATGTTATTGAATCCCTGATACGTGAGCAACTTTACAGTGGTATGAACGGTAAAGAACGTTTGCTTCGTCCGGATTATGATAATGACCCGTATTTCAATGAACCGGGTCCCTGGTTCCACCGGGCGAAGAGTTACAAGAAGTGGAAGAATGATATTACTCCACCTATTGAGTCAGAGGTTCTGTTCCTACCACCGCGTCCGGTTGAAGTTCCCAACTTGTACATAACTGGTAAGTTCCATGATAGCATACAGGCCCGGTTATCCGGTGAGGTCATGGAGATAAAGACTATTGGCTTCAACGAAGGCCCGGACATTGAAAAGAAGTACGGTAGTGAAATCTTTGAACTTGGAGATACTGCAAAGAAATATTTCTCTGAACGTATTCTTCGCCCCTGGCTGGAAAAATTCATAGCTAATAGCGGTTACAGATGAGTTGCGGTTGTGATAATAAAAAGATTATGTGCGAGTATGCTCATGTGAGCGAACTTGCACGAAAGGCTGCCATATTGGAACAGTGCATCTATGTTGTGTATAGAAGACAGGATGGTACGTATGGCTTCGATAAGGCAGGTAGTGAGATAGATGGTGAAATTGTCGAATTTAGACATTATTTGTGATGGGAGAATTTGGAATAAGTGGTTTAATAAAAGAGGGTGAACTTGAAAAGCTTGAGCAGTGTGATGTAAAGTTACTCAAAATAAAAAAGACCTATATGGAAGTGGCAGAAGAGCTTGCCAAGGGATTGAAAATGGAGATAGAGACACCTAAAGAGCTTGATAAACTGTTTGCACTGTATGCGGCTCAGACCAAAAAAGCTCAGGAAGCTAATGTTCAGTTGAATGAGACGGTAAAGAAGCAGGAGGAAATCATTTCCAGAGTTAATGAAAGTATCAGTGAGCATATCGTTGAGTTGGGTAAAGAGAATGCTAAAAAACGTGAGGTTTACCAGACTGACAAGAATGCACTTGCCATTGCTTTGGATATAGTCGGTGCCAGGGGGCAGAATATTGAGAGCCTGGTTAGAATCAATGCTGAACTGAAAACGGTTACTGAGGCACAAAAACAACTTAACGATGCGGAAAAGAAAGGAACGCTTGCCAGTGATGAGTTGCTGAAAAGGAGACAATCGCTTTTAGAAAGAGAAAGGACGCTGAAGACGGCTAAAAGTGAACTTAACAATATCCTTTCAAGAGAGGAAAAACTTTCTCAGGCCGCTGCCGGTAGTTATGACCAGTTATCGCATAGGCTGGAACTGATGAAAAGGGCTTATAAGCAAATGAACCAGGTTGAGAAAGACAGTCCTAATGGTAAAATTCTTGCCGCTGAGATACAGAAGGCTGATAAGCATCTGAAAGAGCTTGCAGCTGATATGGGAGAGTTTCAACGTAATGTCGGTAATTACGCTTCGGCATTGGATAACGAGTATGCTCCTGCCATAAAGAATGCGTTGGGCTTGAATAATAAATTTGCAGATTCATTGCTTAATATGGCGGCTGAAGCTGATAAGGAGAATTTCTTTGATGTCTTGTCTGTAAAGGCAAAGGCATTTGGCAACACTTTACTTACTTTACTTAAAAATCCGGTTTTCCTGTCTGTTGCGGGAATGACTGCTGCCGGTGCTGTTTTTAAGTTCTGGTATGACTATAATAAAGGGCTTGTGGAAGCATCACGGCTGACCTCGCAGTTTACCGGGCTGCAAGGGGAAGAGATGAAGCATTACCGGAATGAGGTTCAGGCTCTTTCCGATACATATGATAAAGACTTCAAGGAAACTCTGATTGCTGTCAATGCCGTTTCCAAACAGTTTGGCATAGGTAACGCGGAAGCCCTTCAGCTTGTCCGTGACGGTTTTATAGCCGGAGCTGATGCTAATGGTCAGTTTTTAGATAATCTGAAGGAATATCCGGCATATTTTAAGGAAGCGGGACTTTCCGCCAGCCAATTCATTGCCATTACAGCACAAGCCAATCAGTCAGGCATTTATTCAGATAAGGGAATTGATGTTATTAAAGAGGGTAATCTCCGTATCAGGGAGATGACAACTGCGACAGCGGATGCTCTTGATAGTATTGGTATCTCTTCAAAAGAAGTAATGGAAGGATTACGCAAGGGTGAGCTGACAACATTTGAGGTAATGCAGAGAGTATCAGAGAAGCTAAATGATTTACCGGAGAATAGCTCTGCGGTCGGTACCGCCATTGCAGATATATTTGGCGGTCCGGGGGAGGATGCTGGTCTTCAATACTTGCGTACCCTGAAAGATATTTCCATGAGCTTGAATGATGTGAAAGGGAAGGCTGGTGAACTTGGAAAGATACAGGAAGAATTGTTAAAGTCAGAGACGGAACTTGATAATGCCGTTTCAGACTTATTTGACTCTACTGGCGGTTTCTTTGAGATTATGACGGTAAAAGGAAAAATCTTTATTAATGATGTCTTAAAGAGTCTTTTAAACGGAATACAGGAAATCACCACCTCTGTTGAGGAGTTGGGAGAGAAGAGGTTACGGCAAGCCAAACTTCAAGGTGAGGAAGCAGCTAAGATAGACATACAGTGGCAGGAAGAAAACAGGAAGCAGATTGAGCGTACGGCTGAACTTTATATAAAAAACGGTATGGATGAAACGAAAGCCTACCAAAAGGCCAAAGATGAACGGTTGGCTGTCTTAAAACGTTCGGTTGCCATTGAAGAGGAGGAACTGAACAGTTATGTGGAAACCAACAAACAATTGAATAAAGAATTTGCTGAGAGTAGTTTTTGGAAACAAGGTTTAGGACTCCAAAAAACTAATTCTGAATTTCGTGAAGAAATAAATAGAACATTCGATCTCATTGAGTTCAGAACAGCTTCTCTTGCTTCTGCGAATTATAAAATTGATTTTATCTCCAATATGGACTTTAGTCCCAAAACTGATGCAACATCCGGAAAAACTAAAGAACAAATAAAAGCCGAAGAGGAAGCGGCTAGAAAAGTTTTGAAGATTCAACGTGATTTGGAAGAGTCTAAGATAGAGATAATGAGCGATGGTTTGGAAAAGGAACTTGCTAAAATAGAACTATCCTATCAAAAGCGGGTTGATGCTATAAAAGGCAATAGCACTGCTGAAAATACTTTGAGGATTAATCTTGAAAAACTTAAAGTTAAGGCTTTAGCGGAATATGAAGAGGAGTATATTCGCCGATTCGAGAAGGTGAATATAGAAAACCGATTATCAGTGGTAGAAAAAGGAAGCAAGGAAGAGCTTGAATTAAGAATGCGTCTTCTTGGTGTTGGGGAAGAAGAAGAGAAGAAGGCTGCTGAATCCAGTGGCGAGGATGTCTTTCTTATAGAACAGAAATACGTTCGGAAACGCCAGGAATTGAATGAAAGGTTTGCTTCTGAGAGGAACAAAAAGCTTGAAGAGGAGTATGCTTCGAAAGCTGTATTGATTAATGCAGCAATGGCCAAGGAACTTGATGAAATTGCAGAACTGTATAGAATAGGTGAAATGAACACTGAAACCTATGAAAAAAGAAAATCGGAAATCTCCCAAAAATATATGTTGCAACAGTTGAAAGATACCTTGAAGTTGGCTAAGATAATGGCTGATACTCCAGGACTTTCTCCTGAAGACAAATTGAAAATAAAGGAAAAGGTTGCTAATGCTGAGATAGCATTAGCTAATGCGGTACGTGACGCAGAGGAGGATTCCATAAAAGATGCTGAGAAGGAACACAAGAAATATCTGGCTGAACTTAAGGACAGTCTTGGTTATATAAATGATATAACAAGAGGTGCTCTTGGCGATACGGCTGATATATTCACTGGCTTATCTAAAATCATACAAGATATCGCTGAGGATGGTAAGCTAAGTTTTGAAATGTTGGCATCTGCTGTTATAGACGTGTTCAGTGGCATTAATGATATAGTTCAGAATAGCTACGGTGTACGAATTGAAAAGATAGAAGAGGAACAAGATGCCAATGATGAGGCATGCAACCGGGATATTGAACGTATAGAGAGATTGGCAGAGACAGGTGCTATTTCGGAGGAAGAAGCTGAGGCCCGTAAACGCGCTGCTGAGGAAAAAACTGCTGCAAAAAATAGAGAACTTGAAAAGAAAAAACAGGATCTTGCCAGAAAGCAGGCAATTTGGGATAAGGCTACAAGTATTGCACAAGCAGGTATCGCCACAGCGTTAGCGATTACTAAATCATTGCCTAATTTTGTGTTAGCTGCCATTGTCGGAGCAATGGGAGCTATTCAAGTTGCCACTATTGCCGCTACCCCTATACCATCATACGCAGAGGGTACGAAAGACGGTGCTCATCCTGGGGGAAAAGCTCTCGTAGGTGATGCCGGCAAACGTGAAGTTGTAATGTATAAGGGGATGGCATGGATTACTCCTGATACCCCTATGCTTGTAGATCTTCCGAAAGGTGCTCAGGTCTTTCCTGATGTCGATGATTTCGGTTCCCTTGACTGGCAGAATAATAGTTTTGCTCCGATGTTCTCTTTCCTTCGTAACAGTGAAAAGGGTGGGGCTGGCACTACTGTTTATAACGACTATTCCGGTCTTGAACGCCGGATGGATATGACGAACAACCTGTTGGTACAGTCTATCAAACAACGTAGGAGAGAGGCTTATAAAAGAGAATTTGACTTATACATATTGAGAAATTCATGAAAACAAGATTGAATGAAATATCATTAGCGCAGTTTATAGAACTGCTGTGTGGCAATTACTGTTTGCTATTAGATGATGGTGATCAAGTTAACAAAGAAGAGCTTGAAAGATGCGCTCATTCTCTTATCGCATCATATCGCTTTATTGCCGATAAATCAGGAATGAGAGCTTTTATTGCGAAAAAAGAAGAAGCGATAAAATGTAAAATGAAAGTCTTCTTTCTCCGGATATGTACCACTCTTGTTATGCAACAGGCGTATGAGGATATACGTTCCTTACTTGCCATGATTGATGAGGATGTTTCCGGTGTGAGCGATGACAACCTCAAAGATAGAGTTGCTGATTTGCTGAGATATGCTACCTTTGAACAGCATCGTAATGAGGAAGTAAATGCAGATCCGGAGAAAACTAAAGAGAAGTCTTCGCCAGATGATATACGTTCTTATTATGACTCAGAAATTGCATTTATTATGACATACATCAAAATGCACATTGATATGCATCAGATTAATGCTGCTGTGTATGCCAATATTGTAAACCAGGTGAATGTTGACATAATGAATAAGAGGGGAACATTTAGATAGCATAAATATTTTTTTTAATGCTATCGGACTTTTGATGAACTCATTAGTAATTCTTTTTACGAACTACTAATGAGTTTTCTTATGCAAAAAACAAGCATTAAATGCGGCATTGACCATTTAGGTTATTGCAAGCTGTTACAAAAACTAAACTCTATTGAGAGTAAATGTAATCGGATAATTCTTGATTTGTCCGAAGTAAAGGACCTTGTTTCCTCCAAACCTTCTGTTGATAGACTCATAGAGTCTTTGGAGCAGTCTGCCAATGATTTATACGAGCAGAGTGTCAGACAGCGAGAATTTGTAGAACAAAGCATGGCTGGTGAAGTTACCATGCGCATTGTGAGGAGGAATGAATATGGACTTTGAGAAGGAAATTGCTTTGATCTATCCCTGGATCGTAAAGGTTGCAAGAAAGTATTGTTGGTCTACACAAGATGCCGAGGATCTTGCAAATGATACAGTTTATAAAGTCTTGCTGAACAAAGACAAGTTCGAGAGTGGCAGACCATTGAAACCCTGGTGCGAAGTGATTATGCAAAATACTTATATAACCAGCTATAACCGAAAGTCCATCATTCGCTTTGTTGACTATGATGATGTTTGTCAAGTTGTGTCTCTACGCTTAGCATCAGAAAGGGCTTTATTCCATGAAATCTTATCGGTAATTCGGCAATGTGCGTTTAAATCATGCTGTATAGAGTGTGTCTTATTATATGCTAAGGGTTATTCCTATGATGAGATAAGCCGGTTACTAAATATTCCTGCTACTACAGTACGTAGCCGTATCTCTTTTGGCAGAGAAATATTGAGGCGTGAGCTGGGCTGAGTAAATTCACCCTTTAATTTGTGCCTGTTGTAATGCGCTGATTATAACATGATTGTGTTGTTTTTGCCGCAATTATATAATGTCAAGATAAATGCTAACCTGTTTGCCGGTTAGCATTTTCTATATATTCGCTGCAAAGGAAAATGTATGAATCGGTATGTTCTTATCATAAATGGTACACCTTTCATCCTTAAAGAAGATTGTATCAAAAATTGGGATGAAGTTAGTCTCTCGCTGAAACGGAATGATTTTAGCGGGATAATCCGTTCATTCTCTTCGAAGTTTGAGTTTACGAATAAGGCCTATAACCTTTTACTTAATGAATACCGTACCAATTATTTAAAGGCCAATGCCCAAATAGAGGTTTATACAACAGACAACGAGCGTAATAAACGCTTTGTCTATGGTAGTTATTTGGATTTTGGCTCGTTGGAATATGATGATACCACCGTTTACATCAATGCTATTGATAACAGCCTTGCGGCAAAGATAAAGGCGAAAAAGAGTACTGAATATGAATATCTTGTTGATGAACTGAAAGAAAAGAAGGCGCTCAATTATGACAGGCTATTGATGCAGAACACTTACAATTTCAACATTGATAATGACGAGTATATTTATCCCTCCGGAACTTCGATGTCTAATACGAATATTGATGTCTATTTGGTTGATTCGAATAATGAGGTATACGTAGGTGGTTATATAGAACCTTATCATGAATCAGACGGTGCTTTTCATGGAAATACCAAAGGTGTTTTCATGAAAATTTTCGCTTTGCCACCGCACGGTCTATATATGGACTTGACTTGTGATATCACTATTTCGTCCGGTACCGGGAGATTTGATATTGAAGGGGAAAAGATGGTTGGTGCTGAAACGGTAAATGGTACCGTGTTTCATACAAGTGGGCTCAAGGCTGGTGAGGTGTATCATGTAGAGGAAAAATGCCTTGTCCTTGTTGATCCCCAAAAGAATGAATCCAAAAAGATTGGAATGGTCTATAGGCTTTATGTTAATACGGCTGCCGGAGTTAAGATTAGAATTGAGAATTTTAAAATGGCTGTTTATTACATGGATAAAATGCAGTCTGAACTGATTAATGTTATTAAGCCTGCTATTCTTCTCAATCGTCTATTGAAGAGTATAAACGAAGAGAAAGAGGGCTATATAGGCGAAATTGATTATACCGGAGATACTCGGCTATCTTCTACCATGATAATGGCGGCAGAAAGTGCCAGAGGCTTGGAAAAAGCTAAGATATACACATCATTCAAGAAGTTCTCAGATTGGATGGAATCTGTGTATGGTTACGTTCCCGATATCACTGAAAACAAAGTCGTTTTCAAGAAACGTACATCCCTTTTTCACTCTGAGGTTCAAAAAAGAATCGGTTATACCGGGGACGAATTCAAGGTGAAAGTGAATTCATCGCTTATTTATGCTTTGTTGAGGGTTGGCTATGATAAGCAGGACTATGATAGCATTAACGGTCGTGATGAATTCCACTTTACCAATGAATATGATACCGGGATAACCATTACGGATAAAGCCCTTGAGCTTATAAGTCCGTTGCGTGCCGATCCATACGGTATTGAGTTCCTGGTTAGCAAGCGGGGAAAAGATACGACCGACAATGAAAGTGATAATGATACATTCTTTGTTGCCGCTTCATCGGATGAGGGCGCTGCTTATTATGAGTTGGTCAGGGAGGGCTATAGTATTACTGGTGTAATCTCTTCGGCTTCCATGTTCAACGCTATGTTTTCGCCCCGTTCGATTATCGAGGCAAACAAAGAGTACATTGCTTCATTTATGCAGTCTCTGAGGTTCGCCTCTTCATCCGGTAATGGTGATGTTGTGATAAACGATATCGCCGAGAATTCTGACATAGAACTTACAGATTCTCTATTTACCGTAGACACATTAACTATTAGTACAGCCGATGGTGAAATACCGTCAGATGTAAATGCTCTTGTTGAGGTTGAAAGGAACAACCTGCTATATACTTGCTTCATAAACGAGCTGAAATATAAGATTAGGCACTATGAAGGGGTTGAATATAATCTGCAAATTAAAAGTATTGGTTAGTTATGATAAAGATATCACCATTTACTCCACTTTTCTTTAGTCCATCCTCTGATAGATTCGGGGCTGAGAGTAGGTACATACAGTTGTTTGCACCTACCGATAACATATTCATAGAGGTTATTACCACTACTGAGTATAAGATGAATGGTTTACTGAAGAATCATGTTGATGGTACCAGCAGGGAAATCGAGTTTCAATCCTTTTCTTTGAAAGATGGTTCTACAGTCTTCCATTCAACGATCACTGGGCTTGCATCTGGTTATTATTCAATTTCTGTAGGCGATCAAGAATGCAATGTCTTCAAAGTGACGGATGATGAGCACGAGCTGGATAAGACTACTCTCATTCGCTACTCTATGCGTAGTAATAAGCAGAGGAATGATTGCATATTCTGGAACGGTGAAGAGCAGTTCTATTTTGAATTCCGTGCACCTGGCGGCTTCAAAGATGATGATTGGACATTTGCCGTCAACAATGAGCAGTTTGAAATTTCTAATGGAAATATCGTTGAACTTTTTGCAGTAGAGAGTACGCAGAAGAAGTTTACTCTTGGTAATGCTGAGGGGTGTCCTGTCTGGTTTGCGGAGCACCTGAACCGGATACTATGTTGCTCTAATGTGTATTTCAATGGCGTGCGATTTGTTCGTAAGGGTAATAGTGTGCCGGAAATGACTAAGGAAATTGTGTCATTGAAGAGCTATATTTTCAAGGTGTCTTTACAGGGTATGGTTGACAATATAGATGTTGATTTCCCTGAAGGTGGTGAAGAAGAAGGTGGTGAAACTGGGGGAGGTGGGGAGGGGTATGTTTATTTGATAAAGCTCAATGACACTGTTGTTCCTACCGATAGGAATACCTTTTCAGCATTGAGAATACTTGCCGAGATTGATAAGGCAATTAAGGCAAATAATGAGGGCTTAGGAGATAAGTTTATCAGCAAAAAGAATGATGATTATGCAGAAGGTATAATCACTTTCTTGAAAGACATCATAGTAAAAGGGCCTATTAAGGCTTTGAGTAAATTAACGGTAGGCGAAAGCATCATTGATTCATTATTAACGGGCAAGGGCATAATTGCTGAAAATGGACGAATACAGGCTGACCGCATGGAGTTGCGGTCATCGCTGACCGTTTTGCGCCTTATCATCAACGAAATTCAGGCTATGTCCGGAGACTTCTCTTTCTCTGATTGTGGTACCATTGAAAAGGTTGAGTTGTTGGACGATGGTACCTACAGGCTTACTATGGAGAAGCGAACAGATACGGATTGGACTACATTAGAGGAAGACGACGTATTATATTCTATCATTAACTCGCTGTTGGTCGGAGGTACAGACTATTATACTTCTTGGTTCAGACCGGTATCGAAAAACCGCAATGATAATACTTTGACTGTAGTTCTTTATCCTGATAGCGAAGTACCGGGCGGCAAGAACTACCCACCGGTTGAAGGATATAATGTTACCCGCAGAGGTAATGCGAAAGTCCCGGATGCTGGCGAAGCGGTAAATGAGCGTGCGCAAAGTTGGTTGCTTTCATCCCGTGAAGGCAGGATCATGTTCTTGCAGAATGTTTTCAAACCAATTCTCGAAGACTACAACTATGCGTTAACTCTTGGCC